TGCTCAGCCAGCAACAGCGTGCAATGAATAACGCCCGCCAGGCGGGTGTGTTCAAAACGAAGCATCTCAACATCTGGGTTGCTGCCCGCGCTGCATTCTTCAACCTTATCTCCTGGCAGAACTGCGAAGACAAGACGCTGACGCTGGAGCAGTTCGAGGGGCAGCCCTGCGTGCTGGCGTTCGACCTGGCGCGCAAACTGGATATGAACAGCATGGCGCGCCTGTTTACCCGCGAAATTGACGGGAAGACGCATTACTACTGCGTGGCGCCGCGGTTCTGGGTGCCGTATGACACGGTATACAGCGTCGAGAAAAACGAGGATCGGCGAACTGCCGAGCGCTTCCAGAAATGGGTTGAGATGGAGGTGCTGAGCTTGACTGACGGGGCAGAAGTTGATTACCGCTACATCCTTGAGGAGGCGAAAGCCGCAAGTAAGCTGAATCCCGTCAGTGAATCACCGATTGACCCGTTCGGCGCCACCGGCCTTTCACACGATTTGGCCGATGAATCACTGAACCCTGTCACGATCGTCCAGAACTACACCAACATGTCTGACCCGATGAAGGAGCTGGAAGCCGCCATTGAGTCGGGCCGCTTTCATCACGACGGTAACCCGATCATGAGCTGGTGTATCAGTAACGTCGTCGGGAAGTATCTGCCTGGCAACGACGATGTTGTTAAACCCATCAAAGAGCAGAACGAAAACAAAATCGACGGCGCGGTTGCGCTGATTATGGCTATCGGACGTTCGATGCTTTACGAGAAAGTCGACTCAATTTCGGAGCGCATAGAAACACGCGGCATACGTTCACTTTAACCGAGGCGTTTATGATCCTGACAATACTCACTCCTTTGATCGGAGTGCTGGGAGCGCTTTTGCTTTCATTTGGGGCGTGGTTGATTTATCCCCCCGCAGGCTATATCGCCGGAGGTGCGCTGTGCCTGTCATGGTCCTGGCTGATGGCTAAATTTCTGTCTGCGCCCCCTAAGCACACTGGGGGTGAATGATGTTTTTCCCCGGCATGTTTACCAAAAGTAGCCAACCAGTTACCACTCCCGCCGATCTGGCGCAGGAGATTGGACTCACTTACGACACCTATACCGGCAAGCGAGTTAACAGCCAGCGCGCAATGCGACTCACTGCTGTTTTTGGCTGTGTCAGAGTGCTGGCTGAATCCATTGGAATGCTACCCTGCAGTCTGTATCAGACCACAGCGACAGGCAAAAAAAAGGCGACTGGCGAACGGCTGCATAAGCTTCTTTCTCTACAACCCAATGGGTATATGACGCCTCAGGAATTCTGGGAACTGGTGATCTTGTGCCTCTGTTTGAGGGGCAATTTTTATGCTTATAAGGTCAAAGCACTGGGGGAAGTAGTCGAAATTTTGCCAATTGACCCCGGATGCGTAGTGCCAAAACTCAACAGCAACTGGGAGCCTGTCTATCAGGTAACCTTCCCGGACGGCACCACGGATGTTCTCGGCCAGGATGAAATCTGGCATGTGCGCATCATGACTCTTGACGGGCTCGTTGGGCTTAATCCAATAGCCTATGCCAGAGAGGCGATATCTCTTGGCCTGGCCACTGAAGAACATGGCGCCAGGCTTTTTGGCAATGGTGCTGTCACATCGGGAGTGCTGAGAACCGACAGCGAACTGAGCGATGCTGCATACGCCCGCCTGAAAGCTGATTTTGAAGAAAAGCATCAGGGGCTGGGTAATGCCCATCGGCCTATGATCCTTGAAATGGGGCTGGACTGGAAATCAATGGCCCTGAACGCAGAGGACAGCCAGTTCCTGGAAACCAGAAAATTTCAGCTTGAGGAAATCTGCCGCCTGTTCCGCGTGCCAATGCACATGGTTCAGAACACGGATCGCGCAACGTTTAGCAATATTGAGAACCTCGGCATCGGGTTTATTAACTATGCCCTGGTGCCTTATTTCACTCGCATCGAACAGCGCATCAATATCGGACTGGTCAGAAAGTCTAAACAGGGCGCCTTTTACGCGAAATTCAATGCAGGTGCGCTGCTTCGTGGGGATATGAAATCGCGATTTGATTCCTACGCCACCGCCATCAACTGGGGGATCTACTCACCAAATGACTGTCGTGAACTTGAAGATCTCAATCCGCGTGATGGTGGTGAGGTCTATCTCACGCCAATGAACATGACCACGAAACCATCTGACGGCAGCAAGCAAGCCAAAATCGAGGAACAACGAAATGCCGATGACTAAACAGCGGCTGGATATACCGCTGAAACTGAAATCCGTCAGTGACAACGGCGAGTTTGAAGGCTATGGCTCTGTTTTTGGTGTAAAGGACAGCTATGACGACGTGGTTGTTCCGGGCGCATTCAGTAAATCGCTGGAGGTATGGCGCGAGAAAAAGTCTCTCCCTGCCATGCTCTGGCAGCATCAGATGGATGAGCCAATCGGTATTTACACCGACATGAAAGAGGATGATGTCGGGCTGTACGTTAAGGGCCGACTCCTTATTGATGATGATCCTCTTGCAAGGCGCGCTCATGCACATATGAAGGCCGGTTCTTTAACCGGCCTTTCTATTGGCTACATGCTCAAGGATTGGGAGTACGACCGGACCAAAGAGGTGTTTCTTCTCAAGGAAATCGATCTCTGGGAAGTCAGCCCGGTGACGTTCCCGTCAAATGACGAGGCACGGATCAGCGATGTGAAAAGCGCGTTTGCCCGCGGCGAAATGCCGTCACAAAAAAGTATCGAAAGAGTCCTGCGCGACGTTGGACTCTCACGAACCCAGGCCAAGGCATTCATGGCCGGGGGATATAGCACACTGAATCTGCGCGACGCTGATGATGTGGACTCTGCTTTGAATGCACTTAAAAACCTCAAATTTTAATCTGGAGTAAAAAAATGGCAGTCGAAATTAAAGATGTCGAGCAGGTCGCGCAGGAGCTGCAGGCGAAGTTTGAAGACTTCAAAGCCAAAAACGATAAACGAATTGATGCTATCGAAAACGAAAAAGGTGCACTAGCGGGTCAGGTCGAAACGCTCAACGGCAAGTTGTCCGAGCTGGATAATCTCAAGTCCGATCTGGAAGCAGAACTTGCAGCATCCAAACGCCCGGGCGGCGGCTCAAAGGGTAAATCAGTAACTGAGCACAAAACGGCCTTTATGGAGTTTGTCCGTAAGGGCAATGAAGACGGCCTGCGTGAACTTGAGCAGAAAGCCCTGCAAGTTGGCGTTGATGCAGATGGTGGTTACGCAGTTCCTGAGGAACTGGATCGCAGTCTACTCAATCTGCTCAAAGATGAAGTCGTCATGCGCCAGGAATCTACGGTCATCTCGCTGGGAACATCAGAATATCGCAAGGTGGTTAACACCGGCGGCGCTAAATCGGCCTGGGTGAGCGAAACACATGCGCGCCCTGCGACAGATACGCCGACTCTGGCGCAGATCAAACCATTCATGGGTGAGATTTACGCTAACCCTCAAGCCACGCAAACCATGCTTGATGATGCCTTCTTCGATGTCGAATCGTGGATCAACAGCGAGCTTGCGCTGGGGTTCGCAGAAGCAGAGGAGATTGCGTTTACCACAGGCGATGGTAGCGACAAGCCGAAAGGTTTTCTGGCCTATGCGTCAACTCTGGTTGATGACAAAACCCGACCGTTCGGAACACTGCAGCATATCCTTTCCGGGGCAGCCACCGCGCTGACTTCTGATGCGCTCATCAAGCTGATTTATACGCTGCGCAAAGTACATCGCAACGGTGCCAAGTTCATGATGAACAACAATACGCTTTTCGCCGCCCGTATCCTGAAAGATAAAGAAGATAACTACCTGTGGCGCCCGGGTCTGGAACTCGGCCAGCCATCAATGCTGGTAGGCTACGGTATCGCTGAGAATGAGCAGATGCCGGATATTGCCGCTGATGCCAAGGCGATCGCCTTCGGTAACTTCAAGCGCGGCTATACGATTGTTGATCGCCTGGGTACTCGCGTTCTGCGTGACCCGTACACCAACAAACCGTTTGTTGGTTTCTACACCACCAAACGTACCGGCGGCATGCTGACGGATTCGCAGGCTATTAAAATCATGCAGATCGGTGCTCCGGTAGCTCCATAACCTCACACTGATGGCGGGCAATAGCTCGCCTTAAGGATTAAAAATGGTCAAACTTCTGAAACCACTGAAATGGTCGCCGGACGGTTGCCGGATTGACATCATCGAAGCGGGAGATCATGAAGAACTGCCGGCCCGAGCGATTGAGATTGCAGAGCAGATCGGCATTCTTGTTATTGAAGCCCCGCCGGCTCCGCCATCAGACTCAAAAACTGTTGCTGAGGCAGATCCTGCCTCTGTTGTGGATGAGAAGCCGCAAAAGAATTCAAAAAAATAACCCGCATTGCGGGTTTTTTTACGGGTGATGGCAATGCTAATTACGTTAGAGGATATAAAAAGCCAGCTGCGTCTTGAGTCAGATTACAGCGAGGAAGACGCTTACCTCACACTGATAGGTGAAGCAGCTGAGTCCAGACTGTCGGATTACCTGAACCGGAATATTTATCGAGAGGGTGCAACGGTACCACCAACCGATCCTAATGGCATGGTCATGACCAAGTCTATTCACCTGGCGCTGCTATTCCTGGTTACTCACTTTTATGAAAATCGGTCAACGGTAAGTGAAGTAGAAATGGTGGAGCTGCCGATGGCATTCACCTGGCTTGCCAGACCCCACCGGATTTACCCGCAATGAAACTTCGCCAGGCGCAAACCAGCGCGACATACCTGCTGCCCGATCCTGGTGAGCTGGATAAGCGGGTGCTGATCCGTAAACGGGTCGATGTGCCAACCGCTGATTTAGGTACCGAACCAGAATACCCGGTGTCATTCAGAACCTGGGCAAAGGTAGTTCAGACCAGCGCAACCACTTATCAGGAAACGGCCCAGACAGACAACGTGATCACTCACTACATCACTGTTCGCTGGCGACGTGGGATCACCTGTGATTTTGAAGTCGTGCAGGGTGATCAGGTGTACCGCGTCAAGCGTGCCCGCGACCTGAACAGTAAGCGGCGTTACCTGCTGCTCGAGTGTACCGAACTGGGCACTGAACCAGCGACAACCGGAGGGAACAGTAATGGCAACTCCCTTTTTTCACGTTGATATTCAGCAACCCAAAGAGATGCGTTTCAACCGGGCGCGTGTCCGTCGTGCCTTCATCCATATCGGCCAGCGCCACATGCGTGACGCCCGTCGCCTGGTGATGAAACGAGGAAGGTCAGAGCCTGGCGAAAATCCGGGATACCAGAGCGGGCGGTTGGCTAAATCCATCGGATACATGGTGCCCAGGGCCAGTAAGAACCGCCCGGGGTTTATGACACGTATCGCGCCAAACCAGCGCAACGGGCAGGGCAACCGGCTTATCTCCGGCGACTTCTACCCGGCGTTTCTATTCTACGGGGTGCGTGGCGGAGCCAAACGTCGGCGCGGTCACCATCGGGGCGCATCCGGAGGGAGTGGCTGGCGGCTGGCACCACGTAACAACTTCATGGTCGAAACGCTACAGAGAAACAGCTCGTGGACGCGCTACTATCTGGCACGCGAGCTGCGCCTCTCACTTAAACCGGAGAAACGCCGCGGATGAAACTCACCCCCATAATTGCCACGCTACGCGCGCGCTGTACCTACTTTCAGAACCGCGTGGCGGGAGCCGCGCAGTTCAAAGACTTGCCTGAAGTCGGAAAGATGCTGCTGCCGGCTGCCTATGTAGTACCCGGTGATGATTCTCCTGGAGAGCAGAAAAGCCAGACGGATTACTGGCAGGATTTGACCGAGAGTTTTTCTGTGATCGTCTTCGTGAGCAACGGGCGCGATGAACGCGGCCAGTTTGCGTCATACGACGTGGTTCATGATGTCAGACAGACGCTCTTTAAGGCGCTGTTAGGCTGGAACCCGGAAGAGCGCGGCAACCCCATTACATACGCAGGCGGTGTCCTGCTGGACGTTAATCGCCACGAGCTTAGTTATCAGTTCGACTTCACTGTTAACACCGAACTTTCGGAAGACGACACCCGACAGCAGGACGAGCTGAACGACCTGGACGATTTCAAAACCCTGTCCATCGATGTTGATTTAATCGATCCGGGCCAGGGGCCAGACGGTGAGATCGAACACCACCTTGAAATAAACCTTCCCACCTGAGGAAAACCATGTTTGTAAAACCCAAAGACGGACGGTCAGTGCATGACCCGGTCCGAGGCGACCTTTTGCCTGAGGAAGGGCGAAACGTTGAAGAGAGCCAGTACTGGTACCGTCGGGAAATCGACGGGGATATTGAAATTGTTCAGCCGGTGAAAGACGGCGAACCGGAAAAGAAGGTAAGCGCTAAATGACCGTTTCAATGAACTCTATCCCGTCTGATCTGCGCGTTCCGTTGTTCTACGCCGAGATGGACAACAGCGCGGCAAACACGGCCCAGACCAGCGCCCCTTCGTTGCTGATCGGCCATGCGAATGCTGGTGCCAGCATCGCCACCAATCAGCTGGTTTTCATGCCTACTGCTGATTACGCGATCCGCGTGGCCGGTGCGGGTAGTCAGTTGGCGCGCATGGTCGAGGCGTACCGTAAGACTGACCCGTTCGGTGAGTTGTGGGTTGTTGCCGTACCGGAACCAACTGGCACAGCGGCAACATTCACCCTGACAGTAACGGGCTCTGCCCTGGCCGCTGGTGTGGTCACGCTATATATCGGCAATCGCCGCATTCAGGCGGCGGTAAGTGCGAGTGACGCCGTCGCGGCGATCGCTTCTTCTATTGCCAGCGCCATTACCGCTGACGGGCGTACGCCGTTTACCGCTGCTTCGGCTGCAGGTGTTGTGACCCTGACGGCTCGCCATAAGGGCACCTGGGCGAACGACATCCCGGTGACGCTGAACTACTACGGGTTTAGCGGTGGTGAATCCCTGCCATCTGGTGTGAATATCGCGATCGCCACTGGCGTCGCCGGGACAGGCGCACCAGTACTGACCGGAACGATCGCGGCTATGGGGGATGAGGCCTTCGATTACATCGGCCACCCGTTTAACGATACGGCGTCCGTTAACACGATCAGCCAGGAAATGAACGATACCAGCGGTCGCTGGAGCTGGTTGCGCCAGATTTACGGCCACGTTTACACAGCCAAAATTGCAGTCGTGAGCGACCTCATTACCGTGGGGGATATGTTTAACGATCCGCATCTGACGATTGCCGGTTACGAGAAAACAGTGCAGTCGTGTGCAGACGAACTGGCTGCCAGCCGTACCGCCCGCGCCGCAGTGTTTCTGCGTATCGACCCGGCCCGCCCGACGCAGACCGGCGAACTGGTAGGCATGCTGCCGCCGCCAACCGGTAAGCGTTTCATCAAGACCGAGCAGCAATCCCTGCTAACGCACGGGATCGCGACGGCCTACACCGAAGGCGGCGTGCTGCGCATCCAGCGTGACATCACCACCTTTAAGAAAAATGCGTACGGCGTGGCTGATAACAGTTACCTGGACAGTGAAACGCTGCATACCAGCGCATACGTCCTGCGTCGCCTGAAGACGGTGATCACCAGTAAGTACGGGCGCCATAAGCTGGCGAACGACGGTACCCGCTTCGGCCCCGGTCAGGCAATCGTCACCCCGGCGGTAATTAAAGGGGAATTGCTGTCGACGTATAAACAGATGGAGCGCGAAGGGATTGTCGAAAACTACGACCTGTTTAAAGCGCACCTGATCGTTGAGCGTGATGCGAATGACCCGACCCGCATCAACGTGCTTTACCCACCTGATTACGTTAACCAGCTGCGTGTCTTCGCACTGCTTAACCAGTTCCGACTTCAGTATGCAGAGGAGAGCGCATAATGGCGCGCATTGCTGGTACTTGTTATTTCAAGATTGACGGTCAGCAGCTGTCGCTGACCGGTGGTATCGAGGTGCCAATGAACACCAGGGTCAATGATGACGTCATTGGCCTGGCGGGTGATGTCGACCGTAAAGAGACGCACCGCGCACCTTATGTGAAGGGTACTTTCAAAGTGCCGAAGGATTTCCCGGTCAATAAGGTGACGACTTCAGACCAGATGACGATCACTGCTGAACTGGCAAACGGGCAGGTTTACGTTCTGTCATCGGCATGGCTGCATGGCGAGGCAAACCACAACGCAGAGGAAGGCATAGCCGACCTCGAATTCCACGGTGAAGATGGGGGTTACCAGTAATGAAAGAGATCCAGCTTACAACCGCAGTGCGGGCCCACGGCGAGGATTTGTTTGTGCTCGAGCTTCGCGAGCCTACCGGGAAAGACGTTCGGGAGCTTGGCTTCCCATACGTCA